AGATTCACGATATGGAATATTATCTAAAACTGGAGCTGATGCGAAAAAGATGTTTACTGACAAAGTGGTACCAATATCAGTTAACTATCCCTTCTTTTTCAAACCGATCCAGGACGGTATGGACCGCCCCAAGACGGAACTCGCGTATAGAGTCCCTGCCTCCAAACTTACCAGAAAAAAGTTGGACCAGAATAGTCAAGTCGAAATCCTCCAGGGGTTGGATACAACCATCGATTGGAAGAACACGGGGGATAACTCCTACGACGGGGAGAAACTACAACTCCTCGCCCATGACGAATCAGGGAAATGGGAGAGGCCCGACAATATCCTCAACAACTGGAGGGTTACGAAAACGACGTTAAGATTAGGTAGTAGAGTAGTAGGAAAGTGCATGATGGGCTCCACATCTAATTCATTAGATAAAGGAGGTAATAATTTTAAACAACTATATGACGCATCAGATGTTACAAAAAGAAACCGCAATGGACAGACTAATTCAGGATTATATAGTTTGTTCATACCTATGGAATGGAACTACGAAGGATACATTGACGCTCATGGGATACCTGTCTTCGACACTCCGACGAAAGGTATATCCGGAATTGATGGCCAAAAAATCGAAATTGGCGTTATTTCCCACTGGGAAAATGAAGTTGAAGGGTTAAAAAATGATCAAGACGGCTTAAACGAATTTTATAGACAATTTCCTAGAACTGAAAAACACGCTTTTAGGGATGAGGCTAAAGAGTCTTTATTTAATTTAAGTAAAATTTACGAACAAATAGATTATAATGAAGATTTAAGAAATACTAATATTATAACTAAAGGTAACTTTCAATGGGAAGGGGGAATTAAAGATTCCAGAGTAATATTTGTTCCACAAAATAATGGAAGGTTTTTAGTAAGTTGGGTTCCTCCTTTATCTATGCAAAATAGATACTTATTAAAAAATGGACTAAAATATCCAGGCAATGAACATTGCGGAGCATTTGGTTGTGATAGTTATGATATTTCGGGTACTGTAGATGGAAGAGGATCTAAAGGGGCATTACACGGCTTAACTAAGTTTTCAATGGAAGATGAAGTTCCTCCTAATATGTTTTTTTTAGAATATATATCTCGTCCTCAAACAGCTGAAATATTTTTTGAAGATGTATTAATGGCTATTGTATTTTATGGAATGCCATTGCTTGCAGAAAATAATAAACCTAGACTTTTATATTATTTAAAACGAAGAGGTTATAGGGGTTATTCAATGAATCGCCCTGATAAACAAGTATATAAACTATCAATAGCAGAAAAAGAAGTTGGAGGAATTCCTAATTCAAGTGAAGATATTAAACAAGCGCATGCAGCTGCTATAGAATTTTATATAGAAAATTATGTAGGATTAATGGCTGACAGTTATGGCCATATGTATTTCCAACGAACATTAGAAGATTGGGCTACATTTAATATGAATGATAGAACAAAGCATGACGCATCCATAAGCTCAGGGTTAGCTATTATGGCTTGTAATAAACATAAATATGTTCCTGTTGCACCCAGAAAAATAGAGGCGGTGCCTTTAGGTTTTCGAAAGTACAATAATAAAGGAGAAAATTCAAAAATAATAAAGTAGATGATTTATACTAGTACTAATAGTATTTTTCCAGATCAGGTAGTACCTGAAGCAGAGAAACAATCAACAGAGTATGGTTTAGCTGTGGGAAGAGCTATAGAGCAAGAGTGGTTTAGAAATAATTCTGGTCAAAACCGCTTTACAGTTAATTTTCAAAATTTTAACCGATTAAGATTATATGCTAGAGGTGAACAGCCGGTCCAAAAATATAAAGATGAATTAGCAATTAACGGGGATTTGTCATATTTAAATTTAGACTGGAAACCTGTTCCTATTTTATCTAAATTTGTAGATATTGTAGTAAATGGAATGTCTGATAAAGGATATGAAATAAATAGCTTTGCATCTGATCCTTTTGCATTAAAAGCTCGAACTGATTATGCTTTTAATGTTTTAAGAGATATGGAGAATAAAGAAAATATTGAAGAATTTAATGCAATTACTGGTGGACAATTTTATAGTGCTAATACTTCAGGAGAACTTCCACAAGATAAAGAAGAATTAGATTTATTTATGCAGCTTAATTATAAGCAAAGTATTGAAATTGCCGAAGAAGAAGTAATTAATAATGTATTAGATTTTAATAAATTTGATGAAGTAAAACGTCAATTAGCTTATGATTTAACTGTTTTAGGAATTAGTTGCGTAAAAACTAATTTTAATTTATCAGAAGGTATTACAGTAGAATATGTTGATCCTGCTCATTTAGTTTATTCCTATACAGATGATCCCCATTTTGAAGATATATATTATATTGGAGAAGTAAAAAATCTTAATTTACCTGAAGTAAAAAGATTATTTCCTTATCTTACAGATGCAGACTTAGAAAAAATTCAAAAGTACCCTGGAAGAAATAATTATACTAATAATTGGTGGGGACAAACACGTCAAGATCAAGTTCAAGTATTATTTTTTGAATATAAGACTTATGAAGAACAAGTATTTAAAATTAAACATACTGAGCAAGGATTAGAAAAAACTCTTGAAAAACCAGATACTTTTAATCCACCACCAAATGATAATTTTGAAAGAGCTTCAAGAGCAATTGAAGTATTATATACCGGCGCTAAGGTATTAGGAATGGATAAAGTTTTAGAGTGGAAAAAAGCTGAAAATATGACTCGACCTTTTTCAGATGTCACTAAAGTTAATATGAACTACATTTTGAGTGCTCCTAGAATGTATCAAGGGCGTATTGAATCATTAGTAAGTCGTACTACTCAATTTGCCGATATGATTCAATTAACTCATCTTAAATTACAACAAGTAATTTCAAGAATGGTTCCTGATGGAGTATATGTAGATGTTGACGGTCTTGCAGAAGTTGATTTAGGAAATGGCACAAATTATAATCCAGCGGAAGCTTTAAATATGTATTTTCAAACCGGTAGTATTGTTGGAAGATCATTGACTCAAGATGGAGATCCTAATAGGGGTAAAGTTCCTATTCAAGAATTACAAACATCTTCAGGAATGTCTAAAATTCAATCTTTAGTTCAAACTTATCAATATTATTTACAAATGATTAGGGACGTTACAGGGCTTAATGAAGCTAGAGATGGAAGTACACCTGCTAAAGATTCATTAGTTGGATTACAAAAACTTGCAGCAGCTAATTCAAATATAGCCACTAAACATATTTTACATTCATTAATGTATTTGACAATAAGAGCATGTGAAAATATTAGTTTACGAGTAAGTGATATGTTAGCTTTCCCTTTAACTAAGCAAGCATTATTAAGTAGCATTAATACTTTTAATACAGCTACTTTAGAAGAAATAGAGCATTTACAAATGCATGATTTTGGTATTTTTCTAGATTTAGAACCTGAAGAAGAAGAAAAAGCTGAATTAGAAAAAAGTATTCAAATTGCATTACAAAAAGAAAGTATAGGGTTGCCAGACGCTATTGATATTAGATCAATAAAAAATCTTAAATTAGCTAATGAATTATTAAAATTTAGACAAAAAAGAAAACAAGAAGCTGATAGAGCAGCACAATTAGAAAATATTCAAGCACAAGCCCAGGCAAATGGTGAGGCGGCGGAAAAAGCTGCTTTAGCTGATGTTCAAAAAGCGCAAGCTGAAACAGAGTCAAAAGTTCAATTAGAAAAAGCTAAATCACAATTTGAAATTAATAGACTTCAGCAAGAAGCTGAAATTAAAAAAGTATTAATGGCTCAAGAGTTTGAATATAATATGAAACTTGCTGAATTAAACGCAGCAGGTCAAGCTAGAAAAGAAAATGAAATTGAAGATCGAAAAGACAAGCGTATAGCAATGCAAGGTACGCAAGAATCAAAATTAATAGATCAAAGAAAAAATGATTTATTACCAACTAATTTTGAATCAACTAATGATTCTTTAGGAGGATTTGATTTAGAGCAATTTGCTCCCAAGTAATTATTAATTTTATAATATTTTATTATGTCACAAAAAACTGAAGCGGTTGTTGAAGAAATACAGCCTACAGAGGATAAAGAGTCTTTATCTAAAGAAAATAAAGAGGTAAAAACCGAAGGTACGTTTAAAATCAAAAAGAAAGCTCCTAAAAAGTTAACATCAACTGGGGTAGAAAAAAACGTAATTAAAGTAGATTTAAGTAAATCTCAAAATAAAACTAAAAAAGAAGAAGAAGAAGATGCCATTCCAGTCGGAGAAACAAAGGAAATGGCTATGGGCGAACAAACCGGAGATAGCACTAAGGTGGACGAACCGGTATCAGAGTCCAAGCAAATTTCTGAAAATAAAGAAGAAAAAGTAGAAGGATCAGAATCTTCTCCTTTACAAGAAATTGCACAAGAAACTATTGAGCAAGAAGCTAAAGAAGTAGCTAAAGAAGTAAAAGAAGCTCAAAGAGATGAAAAAATTACTGGTGAACCATTACCTGAAAATATTCAAAAAGTTGTAGACTTTATGAAAGATACAGGGGGAACGCTAGAAGATTATGTAAGATTAAATGCTGATTATAGTAATGTTAATGAAAATGCATTACTTAGAGAATATTACAAAAGTTCTAAACCTCATCTAAATGAAGAGGAAATAAACTTTATTATAGAAGATAGTTTTTCTATAGATGAAGAATTAGAAGAAGAACGTGATATAAAGAAAAAGAAACTTGCATATAAAGACGAAATTGCTAAAGCCAAAGCTTATCTTGAAACTCTTAAGGATAAGTATTATACAGAAATCAAGTTGAGGCCTGGACTTAACCAGGAGCAAAAGAAAGCTATGGACTTTTTCAATAGATACCACGAAGAACAAGAGGCGAGTAAAGCACGACACAACAGATTCATTGACAATACCAAGAATCTACTAAACGATAATTTTAAAGGTTTTGATTTTAGCGTTGGGGAGAAAAAATTTAGGTATGGAGTAAAAGATCCTAGTAATGTTGCAAATTCTCAAAGTAATATTGCCGATTTCATTGAGACGTTCTTAGATGAAAAAGGTGAAGTAAAAGATACATTGGGTTACCATAAAGCTCTTTACGCCGCCCGTAATGCTGATACTATTGCTCAACATTTTTACGAACAAGGTAAAACTGATGCAGTAAAAGAATCATTAGCAAAATCTAAAAATATAACAACAGAACCTCGTAAAACAGCATCTGGAGAAGTATTTATAGATGGGTTTAAAGTAAAAGCTATCAGTGGTCTTGATTCTTCAAAACTGAGAATAAAAAGAAGAACAATTAACAATTAAAATTTTTAAATTATGAGTTTAACCCCTCAATTTGGTGCTATTGTACCAAGTCAAGTACAACAACTTTTAAATAGTAATTATTTAAGTTTTACAGACGGGACTAGCGACTTTGCTCAGCAATACTTACCTGAAATTTATGAGCAAGAAGTAGAAAGATATGGTAACAGAACACTTTCTGGTTTCTTACGTATGGTAGGTGCTGAACTTCCTATGACTTCAGATCAAGTCGTATGGTCAGAGCAAAACAGATTACATGTTGCTTATGATAATGTAGCTAATGGTGGTGCAAATGCACTAACTATAACTATTACAGCAACTGTAAAAAACGTTATTTCTGTTGGACAAACTGTTGTCATCATGGATGATAGCGGTAATGAATTAAAAGCTATCGTAACTGGTAGTAATACTGCAACTGGTGTTGTAGATGTTGCTCCTTATACTGCCGCAAATTTAGCAGGTCTGGATGCAGTTGTAAAGATATTTGTATATGGATCAGAATATAATAAAGGATCCAGTACTCCTAACAACACTGTAGCTGCTGGAGCAACTGATGGATATATTAGTATTCAACCCCAGTTTACTCAATTTAACAACTCTCCTATAATTATCCGAAATAAATATGTAGTTTCAGGTTCTGATACTGCGCAAATCGGGTGGGTTGAAGTTGCTACTGAAGACGGAACTACAGGTTTCCTTTGGTATTTAAAAGCAGAGTCTGAAACAAGACTAAGATTTGAAGACTACCTTGAAATGTCAGTTGTAGAAGGAGAACTTGCTTCTGCCGCTGGTGCTGGTACTGCGAAAAATGCAGGCTATAAAGGTACTGAAGGTCTTTTTGCTGCTATTAATGCAAGAGGTAATGTACAAGTAGGTTTTTCTGCTGCTAGTGGTATTGGAGATTTTGATGAAATACTCAAAAACTTAGATACACAAGGGGCAATTGAAGAAAACATGCTTTTCTTACAAAGATCTACTGCGTTGGATTTTGATGATATGCTTTCTAATATTTCATCAGGACAACAAGGTGGTACTGCTTTCGGTTTATTTGAAAACTCTGAGGAAATGGCTTTAAATCTAGGATTTACTGGCTTCCGAAGAGGTTCTTATGATTTTTATAAAACTGATTGGAAATATCTAAATGATGCTTCTACTAGAGGTGCAGTTGATGGAATTTCATCTATTGAAGGTGTTCTAATTCCAGCAGGTACTTCAACAGTTTATGATCAAATCCTAGGTACAAATATCAGACGACCTTTCCTTCATGTACGTTATAGAGCTTCACAAGCTGATGACAGAAGAATGAAATCTTGGTTAACTGGTTCTGTTGGAGGTGCTTATACTTCAGACCTTGATGCTATGGAAGTTAACTTCCTATCAGAAAGATGTCTAGTTGTACAAGCTGCTAACAACTTTGTATTATTCAAAGGTATTTAATGCTATGAAACCAAAAGGTATTTAATACCAGTAAAGGAAGGGGCACCTTCGGGTGCTCCAATCTTTACTATTTATTTAATCTTATTATATCATGACAAAAGTAAAAACACCAAAACAAAAAACTCCAATTCAAGAAAATAACTGGGAGATTAAAGATAGAAGTTATTATTTAAATGGGCCACATACTCCATTAACATTAACAATACCGGGTAAACATTCAAAAAAACACCCGTTATTATGGTATGACCCTGAAACAAAAGAACAAAGAGAAATACGATATGCAACTAATCAAAATTCTCCATTTAGAGATAAACAAAAAGGAGAAGCAACGTTAGGGCATATTATTTTTAAAGATGGTTCATTAACTGTACCTAAAGCTAATCAAAGTTTGCAAAAAATTCTTTCTTTATATCACCCTTTATTAGGTAAAATATATAAGGAATTAGATCAAGTGCAAGTTGCAAAAGATGACATAGTAGATATTGAAGAAGAAATTGATGCTTTAAATTTAGCTAGAACAATTGATATAGATGATGCTGAAGCAATCCTAAGAGTAGAATTAGGATCTAAAGTAAGTGCTATGAGCTCTAAAGAAATAAAAAGAGATTTATTATTATTTGCTAAAAAGAATCCAAAATTATTTATTGATCTTGCAAATGATGAAAATGTACAACTTAGAAATTTTGCGATTAAAGCGACTGAATCCAAAATAATTAAGTTATCTGATGATCAAAGAACTTTTCTTTGGACAGCTAATGGTAAAAAGTTAATGACTGTTCCTTTTGATGAAAACCCTTATTCAGCTATGGCTGCATTCTTCAAAACAGATGAAGGAATACAAGTGTTTAAATCAATTGAAAAAAAGTTTAAATAACATAATTAGGGAGGTTTAACCGCCTCCCTTATTATAATAAATAAAGAATAGATGGCTATAAATGTAAACACTGTTTACCAAACGGTTTTATTGGTATTAAATAAAGAGCAGCGTGGCTATATGACTCCTGCAGAATTTAATAGAATAGGCACCCAAGTACAACTACAAATATTTGAAAAATATTTTGAAGACTTGAATCAACAGCTTCGAGTACCTCAAACCAATACTGATTATGGTGATAGAGTAGAAAACCTTGATGATAAAATAGCTATATTTAAAACTTATGGTACTCCAACTTATGATACTGCTTACTTCACTTTACCTTCTGCAGATGATTATGGACAAACTGTAAGTTTTTATAGATTAGGAACTGTACTTTATAATACTGATACCGTAGTAGATAGAGTAGACAGAACTAGATTCTATTATGCAGACCGGTCCCGGTTAACTAAACCCACAAAAGATTTTCCTGTATATTTATATGAGAACGAAAAAATTTATGTAAAACCTACAACAATTATATCAGGTATTACTATAGACTATATTAGACAACCTAAAGAGGTAATTTGGGGCTTTAATGTGGGTAATTTGGGGCAATACACATATAACCCTACACCATATGATGTTACGGATCAACCAACAGGCTCTCAACAATTTGAGCTACATGCTTCTGAGCAAGCTGAATTAATACTAAAAATATTGATGTATGCCGGTATAGTTATAAGAGATCCCCAAGTAGTAGAAGCAGCTGCTGCTCAAGTTCAAGCTGAAGAAATAAATACAAAAAGCTAATAAGTTATGGCACAACCTAATAATGGATTAATAACAGAAACAAATTCCCAATATTATGCTGGAGTTCAAATGTTTCAAGCTGATGGTACTCAATATAGTTTTACTACTACATTTGATACAGATTTAGTATTTTATAGTGCTATACCTGGCGATGAAACGTATAGTAAAAATAATTTTAAATTATATATTAGCTCTAGTGGGCTTCCTGGCTCATTTAATGAATATTTCTCGCCTTATACAGTAGCTAATAATATAATTACTTTTCCTGTACAATTAGCAGCAGGGGCATTTGTAGCTGTACAATTAAAAAATGAATTTGGCGGAAATTATGGAGATCAAGATGCATATGGTAATGTAGTAGAAAAAAATTATGGAAGTTATGCATTTATTACAGTAAAAGAATTAGTAGATAACTTTTTAGTAGCTTATGTAGGAAGTGAAAAATTAATTCCTAGTGTTAAAACTGGGGATATTATTTTTCATACAAAGCGTGCACTTCAAGAATTTAGTTACGATACCTTACCTAGTATTAGATCTCAAGAGCTTACTATTCCAGACAATTTAAGTGTACCACTTCCTCAAGATTATGTAAATTATGTAAATGTATCATGGATTGATTCTCAAGGTGTTAAGCATGTAATTTATCCTACTTCATTAACGGGTAATCCTTATACTAAACCAATACAAGATAAAGAAGGAATTGCTATTCAAGATAATTTTGCTGAAAATCTTAAAGGAACTTCTCAAATAGAAGAAAAATGGAAAAGTAATCAATTAAAACAACTTAATGAAATTACTAGTGAAGCAACAGGCTTGCTTGTAGCTGATGGGTATTATTATGGTTTATATGGAACTGATTATTGGGGACAAAGATTTGGATTACAGCCACAAACTTCTCAATATAATGGATGGTTTACTATAAATCATAGAGATGGTAAAATGTCTTTTTCAAGCGATTTATTAGATAAATTAATTTTATTTGAATATATATCTGATGGGTTAGCTTATGATGAAGATATGAAAGTGCCTAAATTAGCTGAAGAAGCGGTATATGCGTATGTAAGTCATGCTATATTAGCAAGCCGAGTAAATCAACCGGAATATGTAGTTCAAAGACTACGAAGAGAAAAAAGTGCAAAATTAAGAAATGCAAAAATTAGATTATCTAACATAAAATCTAACGAAATTGTTCAGGTTATGCGAGGTAAATCTAAATGGATTAAAACATAAAATTAAATGGCTGAAGTTAAAAATGCTTTCATTAAGTCCAAAATGAATAAAGATCTAGATGATAGATTAATACCATCTGGAGAATATCGCGAAGGATTTAATATACAAGTAAGTAAATCAGAGAGTCAAGATGTTGGCGCTTTAGAAAATGTATTAGGAAATAGTTTGGAGGTCAATTTTAGTACACTTGCCGGGCTATCTGACGGTGCATTATCAGCCATAGGAGTTTATGCACATACTACTACTAACACAGTTTTTGTATTTTTAACAGATTATACTGAATCTTCTGGAACTAATTATACTTATTCATCAAGTGCTAATAACTTTATTTATTCTTATAATACTTATACCCGTACA